CGGTATATCTACTTCCTTGACCCATCCTACCGCGCAAAACTAACCGTCCCCGAACTGCCCTATTCGGAGATAAAGGCGCGGGGCGCATCCATGTACAAGGGCATACGCGGCGAAGGCGAAACAGACAACGCGGCACAATCCAATGTGCAAACTGAGGGCGCAAGTCCCATCTCGCCGCTCATGCAAGGTGCAACAAGTGACTAAGAAATCGGCAGTTATTACAGCGGATAACAGGGGCAAGCGGAAGGCAACGGGCAGACCTTTTGTAAAGGGTGATTCGCGTATTAATCGGCGTGGACGCCCGACGAAAGACCAGATCGGCGAGCGCAAACTATGGCAGGATACCTTTGCCGAATACCTGTTCGATGAAAAGGGCAAGGTTATCATTGACGAGGTAACAGGCAAGCCGCTCACCCGCTTACAGGCGCGCATCCGTGTCGCCACATCCAGCCGAAACGCGCGCGAGTTCGCTATGGCACTGGAGCGCGCCTACGGCAAAGTGCCGCAACCTGTGACGGGCACGGGCGAGGGCGGGGCGATAGTGTTATCATGGAAGGACTTTGTGAGTAAAAAAGATGCTGACACCCAATCAGGTAGTGAATAATCCGTTATTATTCGCTGACCATTTTCTAAAAATACAGGATAAGCAAAAGAACCTCGTACCTTTCAGATGGAATAAAGCGCAGGTGCATTTCCATGCCAACCGCACAGGGCGCGACCTGATACTTAAGGCGCGGCAGTTGGGATTTAGCACGCTGATTCAAGGTGAAATGTTCCGTCGTACAGTCACAAGCACGCGAACGACAATGACACTGGCGCATGACACGGATACAACGACCCTGTTCCGCCTCATGGCTGACAGGTTTTACGAGAACTGCAAGTTTGGAGATATACAGCCGGCGCGGAAATACGCCAATGCAAGCCTGACAACCTATCCTGAGTTTGACTCGTCTGCGCTTATTGCGACGGCTGGCAATCTTGAATCAGGGCGCGGCGGCACGTATTCGGATTTTCACGGTTCGGAAGTTGCGTTTTGGAAGGATGCGGAAAAATTGATAGCCGGCGCAATGCAGGGCGGCAACCCTGACGTTGTGCTTGAGAGTACACCGAACGGAGCGCAGGGATATTTTTATGAGCGCGCAATGGAGGCGTTACGCGGCGAAGGCGTCTGGAAACTTCATTTCTACCCCTGGTGGTGGGACGTGAAGTATATCGCAGACGGGCGGGGTCTTGTTTTGACCGCCGAAGAACTGGCATTGGCAAACAAACACAGCCTGACGCACGACCAGATCGCATGGCGGCGCAATAAGCAAAAGGAATTACGCGACCTGTTCAAGCAGGAATATCCCGAAGACCCTGTTACCTGTTTTCTGACCAGCGGCAATAGCTTTTTTGGTGATTTATCGGGCAGTTATCAAAAAACAGACACCGTGTACGACTCGTCGCATGTCTATTATGCAGGACTAGACTTCGGGCAGACGAACGACTATACGGCAATGGTGATTATAGACCGCACAGTCAAGCAAATGGTTGATTTGTTACACATCCGCAAAATGGAATGGCGCGAACAGCGTAAGCGTATTGCAGAGATGTACAGGAAATGGAACTGCCGTCTAATGATGGCGGAGGCGAATAGTATCGGCTCTGTGAATATCGAGGAATTACGGCGCGACAACCTGCATGTATTGGGTTTTGAGACCACCAATAATAGCAAGTCGGAAATTATGAGCAAGTTATATGAGGCATTACATACTGACAAGTTGATATTGCTGGACGATAATAGGCTCAGGAACGAGATGACGAATTTTGTATCCACACAGACAAGTACGGGTTTATGGCGTCTTGCCGCAGAGGGTGAGGGTCACGACGATATTGTGATAGCCCTCGCTCTTGCGTGGCACTCTGCCAGTTCGCCGTCTGTATCCGATTTGGTTGATTTTGTATGAGGTAACCATGACATTATTAGATAACGCATTATCACGCATTGGACTGGCGCGGCAACACGAGGTTCTTACTCTCAAAAAGAAACTGGATGAGGTACATTACTGGCTTGGCGAGACTGCCGACGCCCAGCGATGGAGTGTGCCGCCATCCATCATCTATGCCAATCAAGCAGACCTGTACCGCCTCGACCCCACATTAGGAACCGCGCTCGACATCTTGTCGCGTGATGTAGGGATAGCGAACCTGAACATCATGCGGCTGGTTGGGGAAGATGAGCGCGACATTCCCAACCACGACATTGAATTGCTGATGCGTAACCCTAACCCGCTCGAAACGGGACTTGAGTTCATCCGTGATACTGTTTGTAATTACATCCTGAACGGCAATGCGGTATGGTGGCTGAACCGTGAGGATGAATATTCGGAAATACTGGAGATTTGGACAATCCCATTCAGCCAGATACAGCCTGTCCCTGACGGCAGGAAATATATCAGCCACTATAATTACTTCCCCGGCAACGGCAAGGAGTCCATTCCCTTGCCCGTGTATGAGATCGTGCATTTCAAGACTTATAATCCGCACAATCGTTTTATTGGGTTGTCGCCCATTGAGTCACTTATCACTACGATACAGGGTGATTTGGGTATGCGGCAAACCTCGACGCGCATGTACACGGAGTACGGCGGAAGCCCGCAGTCCATCCTTGCATTCAAGGATTTTGTGCCTAATGAATCGTGGGCGGACATCAAGGAGGAAAAGCGTAAGGCGGCAATGAAGAACGAAATGATGATGTTGCGCGGCGTAGGCGACGGGGTAACGTGGATGTCGCGTGCCATGAGCAACAAGGACGCTGAGTTTATCTCTCTGATAAAGCAGAACATGGCGGACATCTTCAATCGCATTTGTCCCGGTCTCCTGTCGATGTTATCGGAAAACGCAACCGAGGCGAACGCGCTGGCGGCGCGCGCCACGTATGCCGAAAAGACGCTTTGGGTAATGATGGAAACCATCGCACAGAAGATCACAAAGGACATCTGCCCGGCGTATGGGCGGAAAATCATTGCGCGTTATGACGACCCGCGTGTTGTGGACAGGCGTCTGAAACTGGATGAACAGGCGGCGTTCGAGCGTACTCACATCATTTCCGAAGTACGCAAAGAATTTTACGGTGACGACCCGTTGGGCGATGACCGTGACAAACTATTGGTATCGCAAATCAACTCAAACAGCGGCGATATTCAAAAGCCCGCCCCCCCTATGTTCCTTAATCAAAATCAGCCACAGCAGAAGCCGAAGGAAAAGGAACGGGAGGTTGAGGAAGAAAAGCCAGAGAATGAAGCTGATGAAACAAGCGTCAAGGCGATTGTTGAAGATTTGAAACGCTGGCGACAGATTGCCCTACGCGGAAAGACCGTGAAATCGCAGACATTTACCTCCTCGGTAATCCCCGTCAAAACAATGGCGACATTACGGGTTAAGGTCAGGAACATCAAGGATAAAGACCTGTTGGCGGAAGTGTTCGATAATGCGATACGTGACGCTCAAAAGCCGCAGGTAAGTTCAGCCGCGATATTGGCGGGTATTGTTACAGGACTGAAAGCACTAGAGGCGCGGCGTGATTGAGGATGCCTTGCAACGCGCTATCGAATATGCCGACGAGAACGACATCCCCCTGCCGCTGGACGTGCGTATCAAGGCGCGGCAATTAGGCGTCATCAAGGCGGGGGGCGACTTGCCGTCGATAACCAAAAATTACCACGACAGAATCACAGTAGCCATGATCGCCTACTTCGAGGGCGGTTCGATTGTGTCATCGCGGAACGCCTTCAAACAGGCGACCATCGACGCGTTCGGCGCGGCGTTCGATTTAGGCTGGACAGACGGCGGGCAGGAATTACCTGTGGACGATAACGCGCTGGATTGGTTTAATGCCCGCGTCAATACCGAGTTTGGGTTTATCGAGATGTTATTTCAGGAAGCGAAGGAATTGCGGCGTGACAAGGACTTCGATTATTTCTCATGGCTGACTGCCCGTGCGGATGGTTACTCGCGCACATTACGAGAGATTTATAATGTTGGAAAACTGCGGGCAATGGATGACAGGATGGTCACATTCGAGGGCGACGATGGCGCGGAAAGTTGTGATACCTGCCAGAAGCTGAAGGGCAAACGACATAGACTCTCGTGGTTTGTGTCCCGTAATTATGTCCCTCCGTTCGGTACTGGATTGGACTGTCATCGCGGCGGGCATTGTCAGCACTGCCTTGTGGACGATAAGGGGAATCAGGTGACCCAATAATGTCGGTAAAGATTAGCAGTGTACTCAAAATGTTCGAGGTCTTGCGGCAGGCGGTGGAGGTAGTCGAGAGGGTGCGTACCTCCGACCCTGTACGCAAGGATGCGCAAAACCGCACAGTCTGCCGCTTTTGCGATGCGCCGATAACGGATATGAACGGGCAACCTTCAGTCATTCATGAGGCAGATTGCCCGTTTGACAGGGCGCAGTCTATTTTGTAATTTTTTATGGTATACTACCGCTAATTGAATAACTCCTCCCATAGTTGCCGCCGGGCGTCAAGCAGGCTGGCAGTAATGGAGGACAAGCGCAAGCCTGAAATTGGAGCGCATGATACTGGATATATCCATCCAGTCGTCATGCGCTTTTTTGTTGTGGAGTAACTTATGCCTTATGTAATGCAAAAAGACGGAGACCAGTTCTGTGTCTATACGGAAAACGCCGATGGCTCGACGGGCGAAAAAGTAAAATGCCATCCCTCTGAATCCGAGGCGCGCGACCACATGCGGGCGTTGTATGCCAATATGGAAGAGGCGGCAAAGGCATTCTTGCAAATTGCCTCTGTCAAAGCGGTGGGAGATTGGGAGTTGGACGTGCTCGCCATTCCGTTCAATCGGATGGACTCAGATCGCCAATGGTTTGACGATAACACCGACATCATGTCTGATGCCTTCCAGACCCCGCTAATCGCGTATCAGCACGGATTGGAACAGGGAGCGAAGTCTTTACAAGACAAGCCGATAACTCTCGGCAAAGCGGTTCCGGGGTCGTTGGAAAAGAAGGTGGATGGCTGGCACATTCGGGTCATTCTGGATAAAGCCAGCAAGTACGCAAGGCAATTGATGGAGGCGGCGCGTAAAGGATTGGTGGCGGTCTCGTCAGGTTCGATAGCACACTTAGCGCGGTTGGAAGCCAACGGGCGCTTAATGCAATACGAGAAGAACAGACCCGGCAGGATTGCCGTGTGGCCTCTTGGCGAGGTCTCATTGTGGGAACTTGGAAACGGAAACATGCAACCCGCGAACCCATTTGCGGTTGCCCTGCCTGTTATGAAAGCGATGTACAGGGAGGCGGGTATCCCCTTCCCTGAAATCAAACCTGATACCGGCGGCGATGCACAGGCGAACAGCGCGCATCGTGCGCGGGTCAACCAAGTCAGGGAGAAAGCCCTGAAAATGCTGGAAAAAATAAATAAATCATAAGGAGATTTTGAAATGTTAAAGAATTTGCAGGAAATTGCAGACCGAATCAAGGTTCTTTCCGGTCTGGATGATCTGACCGAGGAACAGGTCAAGGAACTTGAAGGTCTTAACGCCGATGCCTCCAAACTTCAGGCGAAGGCGGAGGCAGAGAAGGCGCTTAAATTGGCAGAGGCTGAGCTTGAGGAAAAACGCCGAGCCGAAACCGAGACGGCGGTCAAGGAAGCCTTGAAGCAGGAGCGCGCAAAGTGGGAAGCCGCGAATCGCCGCCTGCCTGATGGCGCGCCGTACCAAACACAGTACAGCGATACCAGCAAGTACGATCATCTCGATCATGTTGAACTCGGCTTGATGATGGACTTGCAACAGTCCTTCGCAGGCAAAGGTGTGCAATATAACGACGGCTCGCCCGTCCGCCCCACCCCCGGCGCGTTCAAAGCCCTTTCAATCCGTATTGCCGAATTGAAACACGACAATACGGAAGACGGGCGTAAGGCGGTTGATTATGTTAAGTCCGCCTTCAAGATGTACACCCACACGAACATCGACCCCACCCCTGAGGCGGTAAGCGCGGCAATCAAAGCCGCAACCGACCCAATGTATTCGGGTGGTTCTGGCATCGGTTCGGATTGGGTGGGTACAGCGTACTCCGCTGAATTGTGGCGCAAAATTCGCGCCGCGACCCGTGTGGTGTCGCAGTTGCCGTCCGAGGTCATCCCGGATGGATATTCAAACAAGACGTGGCCCCTCGA